ACAATATTTTAAACGTGATGCATTTTTTGAAGCCATTCCTGGATCATGGGATTTTTCAAAATGGTTATATGGTGATTTGTGCTGTGGAGCAATAACTGAAAATGATCATCCAGTTGTTCAACCAGATCCATGTTCCGCTTTAGCATACAACATTTATACTGGTAATTCTGGTGGTGGATTAGAATTTAATATAAATTTATCATATAGTGGATATCCACAATATTTCTGGATGCGATCTGATTGGAGAAGGTTAACAAAACAAGCCTTTGATTCGTCATTTAAACCACAAACACCTGGAACAAATGATTCTATTGGGGAAAACTGTGATCAAGTAGATGGTGGTATGATTGTTGATAATGATGGTGATGATACTGCGTCTGGATTGTATGGTTGGTGTGGACAATCAACACAATCTGTATGGGGTGAAGCCAGACCTATGGGTGAACAGATGCTCTATAATAGACAACGACCAATTCTACCACCATGTGAAAGAGCAGATCCATGTACGGGTGAAGAAAATACTTTTACTAAAGGAGTTTTACCAAGTGATGCTCGAAGTATCTCCCGAGCATTTGATATAGGCCCAACTGTATCATTTAAATCTACTAAAGATATATTTCAAATGAGAATAGATAGATATGGGTCAGCTAATTTTACTAGTGATACCGCACCATGTGCAAAACATGTTCAGACATATAATCCTTATTTTAGATATTCAGAAAGACATTATTATTTTGGATATGATAGAGAATTGGATACGTATGATATATATCTAAATCCAGATTTTTTACATGTAAATACTACAAATGCGCTTGATCGCGGTTTAACTGGTGCAACCTTTATTTCTCCAAATCCCGGTATTGGTTTTGGTGGTGGTACTGGACCAGATGGTGGAACTCAAGCTGGATTATGTGGATATTATAGTTTATTTAATTATCCAATGACTGGACCAAACTATGCATTAGAAAAATATCAAAATTTACCAGTAAATTTTCCTAATAATCCAGAAATTCTTGAAAATCTTCAAGCTGCTTTTTGTAATATATTACTTCCCGAGGAAAGTTGTTATAGTTGTGGTGGCAATGCTAGAAACATTGCAGATGCAATTAGATATTTTGGTGGATATGCTTCTTTTGCTTGGCGAAGCCAATGTGAAGGTACCGGTGATAATACAGGTGAAAATATTAATACTATGTGGGCACCATATTATTATATTCCTTATATAAAAACATATCTGCCACCAGAACAATTGTTAAAGGGTACTTGTAGTTATATTGGTTTAACTATGCCCCCATCAACCGATCCTAATTTTATAAAATATTCTTTTATAGACGTACTCAAAAATACTGAATATACAGAAACCATAGAACCATGGCTTCATGGAACATCTCAAAAATGGATACCTTTGTGTTGGGAATCTAAAAATTATATTGGAAATATATGTGGAGTATCTAGTTCAAGTTATGATGCTATTTGTTTTGCTGGTAGTAGTGAACCAACAAATGGTTTAAATAATGAGTTACTATATTTATGTTCAGGGACTGGTCCTAATTTTTATACAAGTCCAGTTCAATGTGGTTTGGTAGCGTGTTGTCCGGGTGAATGATGGAGCTTAATTAAACTAAATATATTGGAATTTATATGGCAAATTTATTTGATGCACACTTTACATTTAATAGTTCTGGATCTATGCACACTAAAGATAATTTTAAATTATTTTTAGATAACAGTGGTAATATTATTGACAAACGTCAATTAGAATATGGAATTTATAATAAAATTATAAAAATAGAATATAATAAATTATTTTTAATTAAATTGCATAAATTGGGTTTTGGAGACATTATTGATTTTATAACTAAAATTTTATATATTAAAAAATTGGTAATATATCTTACTAATGGTAACTGTGGATGCGAACAACGTAGAATTAAATACAATAAATTTTATATTTTTTGGTATTCGTTTAAAATGCGAGATTTGTATGTTCAAGATGATGATGTTGTCTTTAAAATTAAACAATTGAAAAAATCAAAAAGGAAACTAAAAATGTTTGAAGAATCACAAGAACAACCAATCCCACAACCAACACAGACATCCGCTGTCAATCCTCCAACAGTTCCTCTACAAAACCCAGTAACTCCAGTAGAATTTAAAAAACCGTGTGGATGTTCTAAGAAAAGATAATTGACTTATTGTAATTGTGATGTATAATAAAATAGGAGAATATATATGAATCTAGGATTATTTAAATTTAAATATGGTGAAGAAATTGTTGCAGAATATACTGAACACGATGATTATTATTTTGTTAAAAACACAGCTGGTCTGATGGCAACAGAAGATTTTCATTGGCAGTTGATGACTTGGCTACCATATACAAATGTTAGAAATGGTCATAAATTACCTAAATCAGAAATATGGTTTGTTACAGAATTAAGTGATGATATGAAAACATATTACTACAATTGGAAAACTGCTTTGGAAAACGGTATTAAGAATGTTGATTTAAAGCAATAATTTTTAATAAATTCTTTAAACATATAAATATTGTTAGATGTTTAAAGGTAAATATAAAGAAAAAAATTCAGATGGTACACCAGTAGGTTATATTGGTGGTGATACTATTGTATATGAAGGTGTTATATACAAAGCTCTTTTTTCAACTTCAGTATCGCCTTTTCAAAATGAAAAAGACTGGCAATATATTGGTGTTAGTTCAATTTTCTCTTCCTCATTTCCACCAATAAATCCACAGATTGGACAACAGTGGGAAAACAGTGGAAAATTGTATACTTATTACTATGATGGTAATAGTTACACTTGGGTTGAGCTTTAAATAACAATCTGTAGAATCATCTCAGTTTCTCTTTTTATTTTTAAAAAGATTGTTGACGGTGATGTTACATTTTTTAAATATATAAATGATGCACCATCAAATCCTGGAACACCATTCAAAAAATATGAAGATGTAAGAGGAACTGTGCAGTTATAATCTAGGTATGGTTCAACAAATGCATTATATAATGATGAATCAGAAAAATCTATTTTTAATACTGGGTTTGGTATAACCATTTGGCTATTATAACTAGCATAATTTGTTTGAACGCCATCTACAATTAAAACATTGGTATTAGTTTGTGATAGAATAGTTTCTGTTGATGCTTCGGTACTAATAAACTCAACAGATGTTCCAATTTTAATAAAAGAATAATAATTTATTGACAGTGATAAACCATCCCATGCAACCGGATTGTAAATATTGTCATAATTTGATATTCTGTGTGCAGCATACCAATCATAATAGTTTGTTTTATCAATAATTGATCTGCAATATCTTTGATGTAGATTTTGATTATTTAATATTTTAGTAGTAGTTCCATTTGAATTTACTATTTTTAATAATCCATTAATATTTTTATTTTGAGATAATGTAACTAAATCTGGTACACCTCTCATGTATATATTTACTGTGACGGGAATAAAATAAAAATTTTCACTACTAATACCTGATGCGCTATTGATATAAATTATTTGACTTCCATCATTTAATTTTAAAGATGAATTTATTTTATATCTAGCATTGTTTGCTGATGATCCAACAACCTGTATATATTCTTCATAGTTATAATCATTACCATATATTCCAAGAAATTCAATATTATTCGGATCATCTTTATTTAATTGTGAAACAAAATATTGTGCAGTATTTCCTACTACTGCGCTATAATTTAATGGAGTTACAAAATTGTTAGTATTATATGTTCCATTTAGTAACGATGAAGAGTATGTAATTCCACTTAAATTTATATATTGGTTGTATGTACCAGTAATACCAATTAATTGATATGTTCCGGAAAAGTTATATTGGGTGCCACTACTTTGAACATAATAAGTACCACCTGATACATTAAATGTATTTCCAGGAGTTATCGATCCAAAAAACCTTTTTATAAATTTTAAATCAGAACTATTTGATGTTTGTGAATAATCAATAAAAAAACTATTTCCAGTTTTATATATTGTTGGAGAACTCTCAACAAGTCCTTTAGTAAAACACGGGTCTGCAGTAGTTCCTATAAATTGAGAAATATATGCATTTGTGGATTTTACTAATGTTAAAAATGTATCGGTACTTGACATATTATGATGCAAAATAACTTAATGTTTGTGTTCCACTTTTCGCCATTGCATAAACCATACTTAGATTTGAAACATTAAAAAACACATTTTCGCCTGGTTCTAATTGATAACCATAACTTACTCCAACTAAAGACCCACCCAGATAAATTAAATCTGTATTTGTTCCAAGAGCCTTTAAATTTACACCACCGGCACACGTAAATCCTGATCCTATTGGAGATATTCCAGTAGCACCTGTTGTTATTGAGAGTAACCCTGAACGGACTGTAGTTGGTCTTACTAAACCGAATACTGACAGAGCTTGATAGATGGCATCAAGAGTAACACCCATAGATCCCATTCGTGAATACATTGCGGTCATTCCATATAATATTGCGGTATCATTGATACCAACTGTATTTCCAACAGTTGTTGCAACACTAGAACCACCAGACATACCTTGAATTATTAGACCCATACCCGTAGGAGAGTTTGTTACTCCAACTGTTGATGCAATATTTGCAGTTATTGTGACACCACTAAAACTTACTTGCATTGGATTTGCAGTGGTTCCAATAGCAACACCACTACTATCAACCATATTAGAATATAGCCATGTACTCCCAGATGGACCAAATACAGAAACGTTATCTGTTAATTTATTTAAATATCTTCCCCCAGTAACTTCTACTCGGCAATTTGGAGCCGTTTGAACGTATACAGGGGCTGCAGTTAAACCCGATACCACAACTGTTCCTAAAACATTAACAGCACCACCAGCAACACCGGTTACTGCTATAGGTCCAGAAAATCCAGAAATCGTAGCAGTCAGTCCAGCAGACATAGTTACCGGAAATGGATTTGATGCAGTTACAGGAGAAAATGCTCCAGTTGCACCAAAACCCAACTTATAATATTGAACATATGTTGTATAACCACCGGAAATATTTAAAATTGAATCAGCTCCAATTGCAAATGTAGCTCCGCTATTAATTACAACATAATCACTTCCGTAAAATGGTGAAGGTATTGGCATAATGTATCCTTAGATTCCTTAGTCTTCAATATTTATACTCTTATATTTATTGGATTTAATAAAAACCCATGATATAATAACATTATGTACATAGATGACTCTGCCAAAGAACAATTTTCAAATAAAGTAATAGGAAGAGTAAAATCTACTAATATGAGTTTTATGGATTGTGTTTTAGAAATTACAGAAGAAATGGGTTTAGATCCAAGTGCTTCTGGTAAACTTTTAACCAAGCCAATTATTGAAAAAATTCAACAAGAAGCTCAAAATCTTCATTTAATGAAAAAGTCTAAATCCAAGAAACTACCAATTGACTAATGTAAATCGTGGTGTATAGTATCAGAGAACTGTTAGGCCAAGGTAGATCCTTGGGGAAAGAAAGACACATATGGCAAATTTTTCAGATTTTAAGAAGAAGAGTAAGAACTCAGTCGCATCACTAACCGAGCGCATGGATAAGCTCACGTCAAAGGAGAGTTACAAAGATGACCGTATTTGGAAGCCTGGTATTGACAAGGCTGGAAACGGTTATGCTGTAATTCGCTTTCTTCCTGAGATTGCAGGAGAAGATACTCCCTTTGTTTCAGTTTACAGTCATGCCTTCAAGGGTAAGGGTGGTTGGTTGTTTGAAAACTGCCCAACTACTCTTGGAGAAAAGTGCCCTGTTTGTGAAGCAAACACAGAACTATGGAATAGTGGAATTGAGGATGACAAGAATATTGCACGAAACCGTAAGCGTAAGTTGACTTACATCTCTAACATTCTTGTTCTTGAAGATCCTGCAAACCCAGAGAATAAGGGAAAGGTTTTTCTTTATCAGTATGGTACCAAGATCTTCCAGAAGATTCAGGGACTTGCTCATCCAGAGTACCAGGATGAGACTGCAGTCGATCCATTCAACTTCTGGACTGGTGCAGACTTTAAGATCAAGATTCGCAATGTCGGTGGATATGTAAACTATGATCGTTCAGAGTTTGCTGCTGCTGCTCCTCTGCTTGGTGGGGATGATAAGAAGTTAGAGGAACTCTGGAAGAAGCAATATGCACTCAAGGAGTTTACTGACAAGAGTCAATTCAAGAGTTATGATGAACTTAAGGCACGACTCAAGAAGGCAACTGGAGACGATATTCGTGCTCAGTTTACTGAGTCAAAGAGTATTGAAGATGATGTCACTGATAATGTAGTCAGTGAAGACATTGAGGAAAAGGATCCTCTAAAGTACTTTTCCGAAATGGAGAATGAGTGAGAAAAGCCCCGTAAGGGGCTTTTTTTATGCCCACTTAGGATATTGAGAAAATCGTTCTTTTCGATTATCAAAAATTAAATTTGTTTGTTCTAAAGAAGGTCGTTCTTCAAAATCATTAGATGCTTTTGGGTATGGTATACCTAGATTGTCATTAGAATTTGATACCGATTGTTGAACCCCCTCAACAACATCTTTGAGTTTATTGTAGCTATCCTCTGCATCAAATTTAACTCTTAAATCTAAAGCAACTACAGAAACTTCAGCTTTGGTTTGTTCCGATATATTTACATTAGTAGGTTGATAAATTATAGATTCTGGTAATGGTTGGTTGGCAGCTGAAGATACTATTGCCGGTGATTCTATACTAGATGGTGTTAGAGCAGCAGAAAAAGCTTGTTGTTCTGCTCCAACATCAATTGAAAATCCATTTGTATCGTCTATCATAGGTTTATACCTCCCATATCAAATCTGTTATTCATATGTTCTTGCTTTTTTTGATCCTGATAATCTATTAATAGTTTAATATAAATTTCTCTTTCCCACCATATCATGTTATCAAGATTAGTTAAATTCCAATTAAAGTTATTTATTAAGGTAAAGTTTGTAGTAAAATAGTCTTTAAGATCAAAAAACTTTACCGACAAGTAAAAAAACTTAAAAATCCACTGACCTCCTTATCACCTTCTTGTGTTTGTAGAGTAACAAACAATTCAGGTTGTTTTAATATAAACTCATCTAATTTTGGAAGTACGGTCATTGGAAGATTATCTATTAATTTTTGTAAATTTTCTGTTACAAATTTATTAACATAATAAATTTCTCCACCTACACTTATTTTTTTAATAGATGCTTTAATTAATTCATCTTTTTCCAATGTATTTAATTTAAGCAAATCTTGTATGGTAGGAGTTTCTACCATTATATTCACATCATCAGTTAATTGTATTGTTTCACTGGTAATACTGTTTCTTGTTTTAATATCAGAAATAAAAACTTGTAGTTTTTCTTTATTGTAGATTAAATTTAGTCGTTCATCTACACTCTTAGATCTAATTTGTAAAAACAAATACTCTGCGTCACCAATACATAAATTCATTATATTGGTTCCTTTAATATTTGTATTAAGCAAATCTACTAAAGAAGTTAATGCTAATTTTTTATTATCTTCTTGTAAAATAATAGAAATATTTTTAGCGTCTTTTACTCTAAATGGAGTAAAGGATACCTTTTCTTTTGAAAAAGGTAATACTGTTTCATATTTTGGTAATAAATTTTCTAAAGAATTAAACAAATCCATAAATTATGTCGCCTTTGTAATAGTAAAATCTCTAAACATCATTAACACTTGATAAACCAAATATCTATTTGTATCTAACATATTAAGTTCCAATGGTAAAGATTCAATTGGATAAACTTCAAAGAAAGTAAAACTTCGATTTATATTTCCATTGGGATCTAATAAATCTATTTTCATTTGTGAATTTGCAATTATATCATCATAAAAAGACAATTGAAAGGGTTTACTATAATCACCTTGTTGTCTACCACCCGAATATATTCTATTAAACCATGCATCATAAAAATCAGTAATAAAATTATCATTAGTAACCGGAAACGATAACATAATACCCTGTGGAAATTTTTGTGATCTTGGTACAGTACGACCTGGACCATAACCAGCTAAGTTATCAGCGATACCATCAATTGCTCTGGATCCAATTGTTATAGCAATTGGATTTAAATCATTATTAGGAACAGCAGGAAGTCCCTCCGGTAAATTAAAAAAGGACATAGAAAATCTATTATTTCTTTGAAGTCCTTTGTGTCTATCAAAAAAGTCTTTAATGGTTAAGATGGAATTATTATTTGGAGTTGGCATTTGTAAATAAATCTTTTTCTGTAATTATTTTAAAAACAATATTATTTTTTAAACAATAGGTATTAGCCGCATCCCATTTGGCACTATTAATAACCCATGTAATTTTTTCTTTTTTAGAAGCATTTTCTTTTAAAAAGGTTTGTTTTTTTGGTTTTACTTCTATCATCCAATTTTGTAACCCCTCGTGGTTTTTAAATTGAATTAAAAAATCTGGAAAATAGTTGTGTATCTTCTTATCTATTGGATTGATATATGGGATTGCAATTTCTTCTGAAGACCATTTAAGAATACTTGGATGATCATCACAAAATTTGCAGACATTCCTTTCCCACATAGATCTACAGACAATCTTAGAGGAATCTCCTGCATATTTTTTAATATTCTTTGGATTAAAAACCGATCTATATGCCATAATAATATTTAGGTAATTTCTCTAAATATTACTATATGGCTAAATATTCTTTTAAATATCCCACTGGTCTTCCTGCAGCTGAACAACCATTATTTTTAAACTTTTTTGCAGCAAATTATTCTTTAAAAAATAATGAACGAACAAGATGGGGTGTTATTAATAGAGCTTTTGCACACCTTCAGTTACCAATGCCCAAAGAACCGGGCTATTTAATTGCACATGAATTTGGTCAAAGTAACAACAATCCTGTTGGACCAATGTTAACTAGATCTGGTATCGCAAATGCTGGGGGTGGTGCTGGGGGTGCAATGAATGTATTAGCACGTGCAGCTCAACCGGCTACATTTTATTGGGAACGTATGTTTGCTACATCAACATATCGTAGATTTAGTAATATTGCTGAAGCTACTATGGTATCTGAAGGAAGAAAAAAGTATTTCTTTCAATATTTACTTGTACCAAAAAATGAAGAAGATAGTGTCGCTATTGAAGAAATTGTTGGTACCTTTAGAAAGTCTTCATATCCAACAGTTGCTTCTGGATTACCAGAACGATCATATCCACAAAATTTATGGTCACTACAAGTTACAAAGGGTAATGTAGATGCCTTTGGTGGAGAAGCAAACTTAACAGCAAACTGGTTAGGAGAACCTATGGTATGTGTTCTAGAAACTGTAAAAGTAGAAAAAAATGATGCCAGCGATCCTGTTGTTCGATATCTTCCTAATGGTGGTTCTTCTATGACTTTACTGGGTCTTGTCTTTTCTGAATTTGAAACTGGAACATATGATGAATCCGTAAATGCACTTAGATCCAAATCTGAAATATCTACCGCCTATTTTGGTACCTCCTCATGAAATTTTTTAAAAACTTACCTAAAATTAATTTTACCAGTTCTATTGGAACTTATAGTATTTCTGATTTTTTTACTTATCTGGATGTAGAGCATGCTCCTATAAATGAAGGTACAATTAATATTGATGATAAAACAACATTAATTGAAGCATCATATAAATTTTATAATGATACTAATACTTTATGGGCATTTGTTGCAGCTAATAATGTTATTAACCCATTTGACCTATTAGCCCCAAATACTATAACATTTCAAAAAAGTATTGTAGGTAAAATTAATTTAACTTTATTTGATGACCCAGATGATGTTACGGGTGGTATAGCGTTGCCAGTTGGGAGTATACTATTACCTAGTATTGGGAATATAGGTCCATCATACAGTTATGGATTTACTGGTAATTATAATTTGTATGGTGCATTAGCTGTAGTTGAAGAATCATCTTTTTATGATGGCAACATGGTCATAGGTAGTCAAGTAGGTGGACCTGCATTTATTGTTGTAGGGGCACCAACAGAAAAAGTAATTGCTCTTCAAAAAAATACAGATGGATCTTTTACAAATCGGTTGGGATGGTATACAGGTAATAAAACAACTTTGGGTCAAAAAGTTATTAAAATTGTTGAAAGTACTGATGGTAAGATAATCATTAAAGGCAGTACATCTAGCAAGGTTACCATTGATGAATTGTTACCAAAATCACCTCCAGTTAAAGGTGCTGCAGCAACCACCACTACCACTTCTACAGTATCACAAACAGTTGCTGACACATCTAAAATAATTCAAGCATATACACCAAGTGAACTTGGGCTAATTCAATCCTCATTTGTGACTACTAAGTATAATTGATATGACAAATACTGACTCACGTTTTAATCCTGCGTATTCTACAATAAAATCTATAAGTTTATTGGCAACACGAGATTCTAATCCAGATTCTGGATTTGATGTTGTTAGACAAAATACTCAATGTAGATATGAACGATTAGAACTTGTAGAAAATATTAATGATGTTTTACCAACCGGTTGTTTAATTGTTACTGACTTACAAGATATTGTAACGTTTATAAATGGATTTTCGTATATTTCAATTAGTTTTTTTTCTGGTGATCCAATTTTAGGTTCAATTACAAGTATATCTTATATCAATAATGCGGCTTCTGATAGCGATGATACTATTGTTGCAATTAATTTTACTAATTCATATTATAAGTACTTTTCTACCAAATCTTTAAGTGCATTACTTACATATAAAAAGCCTATAGTTTATACAGTAGATGAATTTGTAACACAATTAAAATTTACTTTTGGTTCAGTAGCCAGAGGATATCAAGATAGTGCGACAAATTACTTTTTATATAAACCTCTGACCCCCTATGGAAGTGGAGATGAAACTACCCCAGATAATGCCATTGAAATGATGAATTATTTGAGTACATCAGCCATTGATAAAAATGGAGATCCTAATTTTCTTTTTTGGACTTCTTTTGGTGGAGCAGTGAACTTTAAGTCATTTAAAAGAGATATTACATCAGATGCGGAGTATGGAAATGCAAATAACATAGCAGTCTATGATGGTGATTCCGTAATACAAAAATTATCTGATGGTAAAGTATATCGTAAAGCCTATTTTGTTGCATCAAATCCAGCATTACAATGGATTTCTAAAAATTATTATTATATTCGTAAAACACCAAAATACTTAGATTCTATTATTTTAGATTCTGGTGCATCTGGTTTTACTGGAAGTGATTTAGCAATAGCTCAACAAAGTACTACATTAAAAAATTTAACGTTTCAATTTCAAGATGACGGTCAAAAATATAATATTGATATAGTTAGTATAGATGGTCGTGGAACTCAGGCACCAGATGGCGGTGATCATATTCTTTCCGAAAATGCTTGGGGATATTATGATCCAACTATACCAACAAATGATAAATCAATTCCCAACATGTTGTCCAATCAATATGGAACCGATTTAAACTATAAAAATTTAAATTTTATGGGATTAAAAGAAGTTATGCCATTTTTAGATAGTCCAGATATGTGGAAAAATATGTTTGATTTGACTCCAATACATCCACACTATCCGGAGCAAGATAGTGTGACTCCTGGTTCTCTTTTAAGTGGAGATGCAACACATTTACAAAAAGTTATGGATATTAGATATGAGGTATTTGCTGGGGCATCTGGACCATCAGGAGCATCTGCTGCTGCAAGTAGATTAGAAGAAATTAGAAAAATTGAAGCGCAAAATTTTGTAATGTATTCTTTATGTTGTATGGGGAAAAAAGAAGATTGTTTCTTTGCTGTATTACAAAGATATGAACCAGATAACACTTACTATGGTGTAACGGGTGCATCTGATCCAATATTTCCAGGTTCTGCTAAATTTTATAGGTATAAATGGAATAAAATATTATTTGAACCGGGTTATGAAGGTGTAACGTGTGGAACGTGTGGAAGTTCTGGAGCATCTGCTGGTGTATCTGGTGCCACATCATATAGTCATCAATTAGAAAAATGGTGTTTAGACCCAACAACCAAATCAAGTGAGAAACAAGATGATACTTGGGCTATTAATTTAAATGAACGTGGTTTATCTGGTGCGTATTTACCACCTGGGTGGGTTAGCCCATCATTAGCATCATTCAAATTTAGACCAATCGGATCAACAATAAACTCTACATTTGGATCTGATGGTGGAGATATTTCGCACATTGCTAGAATCTGTATTGAACAGATTGATGCAAAAACACGAGTAACTTCATTCTGGATTGAAAATGTATTAGATGGGACATGTTAAAAGTAGGATATTAAATGTCATCAAAACAAATATATACATACGGTACAAATCACGGACAAGAAGCATTTTATCCTGTTATAAGCAGACACACATATGAGTGTGCAAATTCATCTATTACACGTGGTGTAACAAGTACACCTGGATCTATAGAAGAATGTTTTGAAAAATTTCCTAGCGTTCAGGAGATTGCTGAAGCCGTTGGGTTTTATAAGGGTGCAGTAGACGGAACATCTGGAAGTCCTGGTGGTGCAGCTGGTACATCTGGGAGTTCAGGTGGATTTACACTATGGGAAGGCCCAACTGGTTGTCCACCAACAAATAATAGATTTACTTCATCTGAACCGGTAGATATATATTTTGATACTCCCAATGAAGAGTGTACTAAAATTAATAGTGTCTTAGGTACGGACTGGTTGGGTTGTCTTTGGGGAACTCCTTCCGCACCATATAGTTGTATATGTCCTGAAGTAAATCCTAATTACGAGGCATATATTAAACTTAGATTAAATGTAGCATCTTTTTGGAATACTCCTGTTGAAACACCAGTAAAAAGAGCAGAATTTATTGATGCATTAAAATATGGGTCAAAAATTGATGTAACCATTGCAGGTGATTTTAATCTCAAAGTAGGATCTATTGTAAATTTACGCATAAATGGAATTAGTAGTAGACCATATTCTGCTGTAACTCCATCAGCAAATGGATCATATTATATTACGGGTATTAAACACGTTATTACAAATTCTGGTACACATGAAAGTGCATTGGCATTAACTCAGCTGGCTCCGCTTGCTGGTGGAACCTTTTAATATTTCATATTATTTTTAGTATAAATATTGTAATGCCTATTAAAGATTTTTCAATATTGTTTGAAAAGATAACTACCAATACTAATAAAAAAGATATTGGCGTAGTTAGTGGTTTTAATGCATATTCACAATATATTGAAAATGTGTGTAAAACACAAAAAGGAGAATTGGTATCTAATATGGATTTAGGTTCCAATTATTTTAATTTTATCTTTAATGGTAAAGCAGATGTTGGATCACTAGAAAGTGTAATGGCTGCATATATTCAAACCGCAATACCTTCTATAAACAAGGTAAAGGTAAAATTACAATTTTCATCTGAAACGGTGTTTCAATTTTTAATTACATATTCAATTTCAAATGGAATCAATAGCCAATCTGATGCATCTACATTTATCGAGGTATACCTATAATGACATATCAACTAAAAAATCTTAATGTAGCTTCTTTGGACTTTGATGATATTAAATTATCATTAGTTAACTTTTTTAATCAACAACCTGATTTAGCTGATGTAGATTTTAAAAATGATGCAAGTGCTGCAAATTTGTTGGTAAATATTTTAGCAACAGTAACAGCATATAATGGAGTATATGCACAATTTGGATATATAAATTCGTTTGCTACGACTACCACTTTAATGCAAAGTTTATTAGGAATAGCATCTAACAATTCTATTTTAATAGCCCCATCGCTCAGTGCGACTACAAATAGAACTATTACAACAATAGGTGCAACTTTACAAGATTATACAACTTTTAGTGCATCAACAACAAAAGCATCTGGTGCATTCTTTTTTAATATTGATTCAATACCATCCAATAAAAGTAGTTCTATTACTTTATATTCTGGATATGATGTTATAAGTTATACAAATTATGATTATGTAACTCAATCATGTCAACTACCATATTCTATTGATCCACGAACAATTAGTTTTTATGAATCTGTAACCAATTCCGGAATAGTTACAAAGTGGACACGTGTTGATAAGTTTTCACCCACAAGTACTGGAAATGACAAAACATTTACAGTTATTAATGGTCCAAAGGGATATATTGTAACTAATAAGTTTGTTACATCCAAAGAAATAACCACATCCAGTACAGTATTAATTAAAGCCATTTCTTCAAATGGTGCTGATGCAAATAATTCTTCTATATCAAATAGAAGTGATGCTGTTTTTGTTACATTCCAGGTTCCTACTGGAGGATATGATGAACTATCAGTATCTGAAGCACGATATAGTTTATTGTTTAATGCCACAGGTCAAGACAGATGTGTAACAATAAATGATTATATTAATGCAATTTTAAGTTCTGGAATTTCTGGAACCAATGATGAAAGTTTAATAACTGTTAAAAATAATTGTTGTGTTCCAGGTATAATTGATATATATGTAAGTGGTTTATCGGCAAGCAATCAAAGTGGTTTAATGGAATATTTGACCACACGTTGTGTGGCTGGTATCAGATTGGTGTATCAACTATGATTACAGTTTTCAATGGACAACCTGTAACAATTGATACTAAAATGCTTTTAACTTCTCAAAGAGCAGCTGAATTGCTTGGAAGTGATTATAAAAGCTTCATAACAGAACCATGGTTGGGAGATAAACTTACTATTTCTTCTTTATTTCCACAGTGGATTATAAAAGCATATGAAAATAATACTACAAATATTGCTGTAATACCTATAGTAAAAAATTATATGAGATGGCTGTTAAGCCAAGAATATGGGTATGGAGCACAGTTAAACTGGGAAAATATTAGAGTTCCTTTATACATTAATTCTATATTTTTAGAAGCATTAGCGGATTTTTATTTTCCTGGAGCCGATTTTTCACAAGAACCATTAAAATCAATATTACCTAATATTAGAAGATTTTTAATTAGGTCTGATCAAAATTATTTTAATGTTAAAGGAACACCAACAGCAATAAAATATATAATTTGTTCGTTATTAGGTTTTAATTTGTCTGATGTCTCTGTATTTACAGGAAGTTATGTTACAATGGAAATAAAAATTGCAACAGCACAAGAGGCATCATTTGAAACTTTCAAACCATTTTTATCCAAGTATGTAATTCCGGCAGGAATTTCTGTAAACTATACTACTATATAATCTTATGTTTAAAAAAATGATGATGTTTGCTGCTTCTTTAGCTTCTAGAGGAATAAGCAATACAAAAACCGATGTTCAAACAAAACAACTTAGGGTTTTATCGTGTTTTGGTGGCAGTACTATTAACACACCTTGTGTGTTTTTAAAAACTAGTTCAGTAGATTCAACTAAAAGTTATTGTGGGGGTTGTGGCTGTGGTGACAAACCACATACATGGTTACTTCAAAGTTCTGAGGAATATTCAAAATTGGATTATCCGGTTTTAAATTGCCCAATGCAGATGCCTGGATTTAGTAATTATGATCCAAATTTTAAACCAATAGAAGTAAAATTACGAAAAGAAATGATTGAAGAAATTGATCCAAAAGAATTGGAATTGATTCAAGTAACAATAGGATCCAGTGAAGAAAAAGAACAGTTGATAGATAAAATAAACAAAATTGTTGAGAATTCATAAATATTTCTATGTCTATTACTACCCGACAAGAATTTATTGATTACACATACCGCCGTCTTGGTGCTCCTGTAATTCAAATAAATATTGATGCAGAACAGGCTGAAGATCGTTTAGACGAATCTTTAGAATATATGCACGAACGCCATTTTGATTTTAATGAACGTGCTCAATTTATTGTGCCTGTAAGTCCTACAAATATTTTAAATAAATATTTTGATACTAGTAATTTTGGTTTTGCAGTAGGTGCTCAGGGAGTAACATCAGCAAGTACAGGTATAACTGGATATTGGCCTGCAGCATCAGATATCAGAACTATTACCAAAGTTTATAAACCAGGTAATCAAGTTGGAGATTATATGTTTGATCTTAGATATCAAATGACACTATTTGATTTCTTTGGTTTATATTTTAATCAAGGTGGATTAGCTCAAGGGCCTATGGCATCATATATGGAAAGTATGTCATACCTACAGTTAATTAACGATGTGTTTAATTATCCGGTATCATACACTTATACACGAACAACTAATAGACTATTTTTAGAAACAGAATATGCAAAACTTGTAGCTGGATCTTATATGATGGTTGAAGCATATGTTCAGGTTAATCCAGACTATTACTCAAAAATCTGGGGAGATCGTATATTTCAACGACATTATTCTGCCATGTTAAAAAAACAATGGGCACAAAACTTAATGAAATATGCTGGTATGCCGCTTCCGGGTGGGGCTCAACTAAATGCTGGTGCAATGATGGCTGATGCTATTAGAGAATTAGATGCTATTGAAGCTATGTTGTTGAAAACACAAGAACTCCCAGTAGATCCAATGATTGGTTAAAATGGCAACAAATCCATATTTAAATTTAACTTCGTATGGTCCAGAACAAAATCTTATTGAAGATCTTACTGTAGAATTGATTCAAGGTATGGGACAAGATTGTTCGTATGTTCCTAGAAAATATTTTAATATTGATAAAATATTTGGTGAAGATCCAGCATCGTCTTTTGAAAAAGCATACACCCTAGAGATGTATGTTCAGTCATATAAAGGTTTTGATGGTACTGATGTTATTACACAATTTGGTTTAGAAATTAAAGATAAAATTACATTATTATTTGCTAGACGCAGATTTAAACAAGAAATTACTAATTTAGATTCTACGATCACACGACCCAGAGAAGGAGATTTAATATACTTTCCTTTATCTAAATCTCTTTTTGAAATTAATTTTGTAGAACATGAAAACCCGTTATACCCATTAGGTAAACTATATTCATATCAAATAACTGCAGAACTATTCACTTACAGTTATGAAAAAATAGATACCAATATTTCCGCAATAAACAGTCCATATACTTCAACGCAAGGATTTTCTGGATCTATACTTATTCCATTGGCTAATAATCTGGGAACTACTCTTGGAATCAATGATGTTCTTAAAACTGAAGGAAATAGTTATGGATTTGATCCAAACAATCCATTTGATGATTGTGGATCTACCAGTGGAACTGAAGGATGTAATTAACTTTAAGGAATTTTATGTTTAACTATTTTTATAATCAAAATTTAAGAAAATTAGTTGTAGCATTTGGAGCACTGTTCAGCGATATTGACGTTGCTCATACTGATCCCGATGGTGGAACTCCTATAAAAATAAGAGTTCCTATTCATTATGCATCACAAGAAAAATTTATTCAACGTTTATTACAGCCATCATCTATAACTCCTGGAACTCGTATTGAAACACAACTTCCAATTATTAGTTTTATGATGAATACTATATCTCCAGACCCATCACGAAGATTAGGAAGATTTTCAAATAATAGTAATTTAAATGGATGTCAGTCAACTGGTAGTAAAATTTCTATACAAACACCAGTAAATGTATCGTTTAATTTGTTTGTATATACCCGACATACAGATGATATGTTACAAATTATTGAACAAATTATTCCAAATTTTCTTCCAGAGCATATAATTCAATTAGATATGAACAGTGTTCAAACTAACTTAAATATTCCTATAACTATGGTGAGTAATAATTTGAGTGAAAGATATGATGGTGATTTTAATAGCCGTAGATTAAATATTGCCTCTTTTCAATTTTTAGCCAAATCATGGATCTTTGGTGAAATTGAACCTGTTACCGCCATAAGTAATACTGTAACCAATCCAATTATTGACTTTGATTGAGTCTTATGAATATTAATAAAAATTTAGCAAAATTGTTTAATGTGAATGAACCAAAAGAAATTACTGTAAAACCATCTGCAGGTGGCACATTTGACAATAATAATTTTCAAAAAGATTATGAATTTGTTCAATCTAATTTAAAAGATTTGCTTGGTAATGGAAATATAGCACTTGAGAGTGCATTAAAGGTTGCTACTGAATCCGATAGTCCAAGAGCATTTGAAGTAGTTGCGATTTTATTAAAAACAATGGCAGATCTAAACAATACTGTTTTAGACGTTCATAAGAAAGCCAAAGATACTACAGCATCAACAACAAAAATTTCACAAACAAATAATTCAGTTTTTGTTGGGTCAACCAAGGATCTTCAAAACCTCTTAAATAAAGATAGAAGCACCGATAAAATAATCGAAGCAGAGGTTGTGAATAATGAGTCTGAACAACGGTAATCAAGGATATAGAAATAACCCAAAACTAAAGCCACCTGGCATTGATATTCAGTATACTAAGGAGCAACTGGAAGAATATGTTAAGTGTGCTAATGATCCAGTATATTTTTGTAGTAAATATGTAAAAGTAAAAACTCTTGATAAAGGTATTATGCCTTTCAAGTTGTATGATTATCAAGAAGAATTTGTAAAACAAATCCACCAAAATAGATTTGTTATTTCAAAATGGCCTCGTCAATCTGGTAAATCTACATCTGTTATTGGTTATATTTGTCATTATGTAACCTTTAATCAAAGCGTAAATGTTGCTATTCTTGCCAATAAGTTAAAGACAGCAAAAGATGAATTATTTGCTAAACTTCAATTAGCATATGAAAATCTACCACACTTTCTACAACAAGGAGTAGTAGAATGGAACAAGACGAGTTTTAAATTGGAAAACGGGTCTAGAGTGGTCTGTGACGCAACTTCGTCTTCAGCGATCCGTGGTGGCTCTTATAACCTATTGTTGTTGGATGAGTATGCGTTCTTACCTTCGCATATTGCCGAAGAATTTTATTCTTCCACCTACCCAACCATTTCGGCAGGTTTGACTACCAAACTTATCATTGTTTCTACTCCAAATGGTATGAATCACTTTCATAAACTTTGGGTAGATGCTAATCGTCCAATGGGGCACAAACTCAAAAATAGATTTGTACCTGTAGAAGTTGACTGGACTCAAGTTCCAATAACCCCAGGTGGACCTAGACGCAATGAAGAATGGGCAGAAGAACAGATTGCCAATACAAGCCAAGAACAGTTTAACCAGGAGTATGGTTGTAGTTTCTTGGGTTCATCTAATACCCTAATTTCATCTACAAAGTTAAATGTTCTAGCTTCTGAAGAATTTTTAACAGAAAATGCAGAAGGTTATAGAATATTTGAATTGCCTGATAAAGATAAAACTTATTTTTTACAGGCAGACGTATCTCGGGGTCAGGGTGCTGATTATTCTGCATTTACAATAATTGAGGGCTCTACAACACCATATAAGATCGTAGCATCCTATAGAAATAATACTATAAGTCCATTTAGTTTCCCAACTGTTATTAGAGATGCTGGAAAAACGTACAATAATGCTTATGTTCTCATTGAAACCAATGATTTGGGTGGGCAAGTATCACACATTTTACATTCCGATCTTGAATATGATAATGTATTAATGACCAAAGTATTGGGACGTAAAGGTCAAGTTTTGTCTCAAGGATTTGGCGGTGTTGGTAAAAATGAGATGGGTATCAGGACAACTGCACAAACAAAGAAGATTGGTTGTGCAATTTTAAAGCGATTGATTGAAGAAGATAAACTTCTAATAAATGATGACCGTATTATTACTGAGTTGATGTCATTTATATCAAAATCAAATACCTATAAAGCCGAAGACGGACAACATGATGATTTGGTCATGTCTTTAGTATTTTTTGCTTGGTTGACAAGACAAGAGTACTTTAGTGATTTAGTAGAACAATCGAAATTTAATTATGAAGAAGCGGCAAAACCCGAAGATGACAATGTTTTATTTGTAGCTCAAGAAAAAAATGGAGATGATGGTGAAGAATTTTCTCAAGGGGGCGTTATCTGGTATCCCACATAAAATGCTAAATATTTGGACACCATAAGGAAATTAAATGCCATCACTCAGCTCCTTCATAAACTCAAGTCAATATTCGCTAGAAAGTACAACCAACCCTTTATTGGCTGGTATGCAATTGGGTTCCCCATATGTTGCTCCAGTATTTAATGGTGTTTCTGGAGCGGCAGGAAACAATCCTGGTGGACTATTTGGTTGGCTTGTTTACTCTCGTTCAACGGTATGGCCTCCATCTACCCTTGCAAAAGGTAATACTACAGATACATATATTGTTTATACTAACCCACAAGATTTTGTTGGAGATTTAAATGCCTTGAGTGGAGTTACCAGTTGTCTTATTACTGCACCAAATTCTGGTGGAACGTTTGGATTATTTCAAACAGATGGAACAGACGGTCTTTTTATAAAATTAAAGGCATTAACTAACGGTAATGATTTTCTCTTTGCGATAAATTATTTGGCATATGGTGGAACTTTAATTGTTACCGGCAGTCCCGCTGGATTTAATCAATATCAAGCAGATAAAGAAAATATATTAGATGTCATTATTGGGCAAGCAGGAACTACTCAACTATGTCAATGGATGATTAATCAACCATATACAGCGGGTGTTTTTCCATCTGATGCAGATGCTAGTGGTATAACTGGTAATGGATATACTCTAGCAAATTATACGACCTTATTGGGTAGTTCATCTTTAACTACAGGATCAACAGTTGCTAATAGATTGTTTAACGTATATGGATTAAAAACGGTCACAGCCGTTGACACAACCACACTACTATCAAATAGTAAGCTAACATACACGATACCGGCTGTATCCGATGTAGGTGGATTCTTTACTAGAGCCAAAAATAGAAATGAAACATATTTAACAGTAGCCGGAATTGATAGAGGTACTGTTTTAAATGGTAATATTATTAATCCAATTGA